AGAAGAGTATATGGAGCTATGGCTGGATATGATGAGCCACAGAAAATTGTAACAGGGCTGCAATTACTTCAAGCAGGTATTATAGACACACAAACATTACAAGAAAACCTTGATGGGTTAGATAACCTTACTATGGTAAATACTAGAATTACAAAAGAAAAAGCAGATAAAATATTATTTGATACATTATTGGCTCAGGCACAACAAGGAGACCCTAAAGCAACTATGGCTGTTGTGCAGATAAGAAAGAATCCATCAGATATGCAAAATATCTTAGATAAATTCTTTACTGCAGAAGAACCAGAGATACCAAGTGCAGAACAAGAATTGCTTGGAGGAGAGGCTCTACCACCACAGGGTCCTCCACCAGGCATACAGCAATTTTTAGCAGGATTAGGTGGATAATGTCAGTTAATAAAGATTTTGCAGATATAGTTCATAATTCATTAGGGGAACTAGATGAAATTGGTGACAATATAATATTTCAAGCTGGTGATGAAACAAAAATATATCATGACCAAATGCCTCCTTTAGCTTTCCCTTTTGGCTACATGATTATAAGTTCTACATTTATGTTTTATGATGATGAGGAGAATAAAGATGGCTACGAGGAGTAATTCTAATAAAGGTGTTACAGGAAGAAATAGCAATGTACCACCACCAGCAAGAAACTTTAATGACAATACACAAGCTGTCAGAAGAATACCTGGTATGGATTATGGCGAACAACAAGAATTAACAGAGCAACAGAAAGCTGCTCCTTTACCAAAAGAAGAAACACCTAAAGCACCTGCTAGAAAATTTAGTCCTGTAGAAGTATTTGGAAAAACACAAATGGAAAAACAACCTTTAACAGATGGTGCAGCACTAGGACCTGGTAGGACAGGAGTAACATTAACACCACAAGAAAAAGGTGATTTGTATGCTATTGCATTAGCAGAATTATTTCCTACAACAGATACTGTTTCTTTGGCTAATGATGGACTAACTGTACTTGAAAACAGATAATGGTTTATCAATATACACTTGGAGATGACTTCAAAAGTAACTCTGAAAAAAAACAGTTACAAAAACAAACTATAGAGGATTACAAAAAGTTTAGTTTAAACGCAGATAAAAAAAATAGAGCTATGACAATCAAATATACCTATCCTTTTTTATCTACTGGTCTTATAAATTCATTAGTACAAACAGGTGCAAACAATGACCAAATTAAACAAGCAGCAGTTGAACAGATACAGATAAATGCTGCTAAAAATAAAAACTTTACAAAAACACCACCTGAATATGCAGACATAATAAAAAACGAAGAAGATGAAAATGGTTTTTTTGGTGGTGTAAAAAGAAGTATTAGATTTGCTTTTGATGTTTGGAATCACACACAGGAACAAGTAATACTTAGAGGTCAAAGAGGTAGGATATTATTTACAAAAGAAGTAGAAGAAGATTTACAAAAACAAGGTTTGACTTCTAAAGAAGCACAAAGAGTTGCTGGAATATTTACAAGTAACTTGTTACCTTTCCCTGCTGCATCTACAGAAAGAAAAGCTATAGCTAATGGTTTAGGTAGATTAATTGCAAGAAAAGATTTTGGTATATCTGAAAATTTTATTGGTGAAGTAGGAACAAAAAAGATTGCAGGTTACTACGAACAAGCAGGACCATCGTCATTAGAATACACACTTAGAAAAGTATCAGAAGAAGCAGCGTTAAATCCTGATGACTATGTAAAAAACATACCTAAAGCATTTGGTAGATTAGGTGTTGGTGGTGTTGTTGATAAGTATGATGAACTTACTGGTACAGGTTTTATACCTGCTGGAGAAGCTGAAGAGATAACATCAGAAATCAAAGAGGCTAATAAGTATAACGATAGAAGTATAACTACTGGTAGATACATAGAAAATCAATTAGGAATACAAGGTGATGAGGGTTTTAACATTGTATCAGGAACTATTGATGCAGCTATCCTTATACTTACTGACCCAGCAGCACTTATTGGTAAATCTGCAAAAGCTATAAAAGCAGCTAGAAATATACAAGGTAAAATAAAAGAAGCAGTAAAAGCAGGTAATATTACTGATGCTAAAACACTAGCTGATGATTTTATAAAACAAGACATGGGCAAAGAAGTAGCAGATTTAATTGTAAAAGATAAAAGTCCAGATAAATTTATTAAATTACTTGATGCTAATAAAGACCCTGCTTATGCTCTTAAATTATTTGATGCAGAAAACTCAGATGATGTTGTCAATGCTGCTAGTGATGCAATACTAAATGGCACAAGTTGGAAAGTTCCAACAATCAATAGAACTAAAATTATACCTGACTGGCTTAATGACTATACATACAAGACATTTGGTCAAAAAAGAGCAGCAGCAAAAGCTAGTGACCCTCTTAGTAAAATAGGAAGATACATACCTGAAAACGAGGTGAACTTACAAGATTGGCAACAAACTGTAAATACACTTGTTAGTCATGGAACTGTAGGTAAGTTACCTAGAAAAGACCTCAACGATATAGCAGTACGAGTTACAAGAGCATTAGTAGATGAAGATTATCGTAAAGCACAAGACATTCTTGCTGATGATTATTATGGAAAGCTAATAGAAAAATTAGCTGATAAACCAGAAACAGTATCTTCTTTTAAAATACATCAAAACAAAATGCGTGGATTTAGAGATAACAATGTTTTGTACAGTATTGACCAACAAGCATACAAAGCAGGAGAAGGACTAAAACCTATAACTACTGGTATGCAAAAATCTACAAAAATTGGAGATACATCAATAAATTTACAGACACCATTTCCTGACCAAGTTATGGACAGAACATTTTATTTTACTGACCATAGAGATTTGCGTAGAGCAGTAAAAAATGTAGATGGTATAGTTGCTAAGTCATTTGCTAAAGTATCAGATAAGTTTAATGCAGATACACCACTTGGTAAGTTTTTTGCACAAGCAGATGTTACTGCTAAAGATGTACTAGGTAAAGCATCTGATGCTTACAGCGATAAAATTATAGATAAAGTATGGACATTCCAAAGAGCTTGGTCAACAGCAAACTTACCTTTTAGACTTGCATATCCACTAAGACTTGTATTAGAAGGGCAACCTCGTATGGCTGCTTTTGGACTAGATTCAGTTGTTAATAATCCTAAATCTTATTTTGAATATTTAACAATTTTAGATGAAGATGTTGTAGGCAATAAGTTTGTACAAAACGCTTGGAGTAAAAATAATAGACAACTACAACAACAATTAGACAAAGCAGTAGGTAACGCAGCAGGTAAACATTTTGGTCCTAAAGCTATAAGAGGATTTGTAAAAGAAAACTTTTCTGAATTTACATTAGGTGATGGCGAACTAGATAATTTAGATAAAGTCAAAAGATTTGCAGAGGGTATAAGAATACAGTTAGCTGGTATATGGAGAGAAGATATTGCACAAAATATTGCTGACTACACAGTAAATGCAAAGTCATTAGATGAACTTGCAGAGAGAATGTGGAATGGTGACTTAAAAGATGTAAGACTAAATTATGAAAAAGCATTAGATAGAGTAGAAAGACCTACAAACATAGAAGGTGTAAAACAATTTATTAATGGATATAAACAAAGAATTAATGAATTAACTGGTGGTGATATAGAGTTATTAGAATCTATTGCTACAGGTAAATATAAAGGCATAGATGTAAGAAGTTGGGATAGAAGAAAAACAGATAATGTAAAAGTTATTATGAATGGCATACAGAATATGTTAAAAACTTCTAGGAATAGACCTTTTGCTATACCAGCACCAGATGATTTAATTAACAATACATTTAAAAATTACAAAAAAACACAACTTGATGACACACCATTTTCTTCATTGTGGTTTATGGCAGGTGCTATTGAAGCAAATATAAACAGAATACCTGCATATAAACAATTATATTTTAGAAGCGTTGCTGATGATTTAATACAAGCAGATGACAAAGCATTGAAAACATTGTTGCAAAGAATAGATAAGTTACCTAAAGCAGTAAAAAAAGAACTTACAGAACTATATCCTAATATTCAAAAACTAGGTTCTAACATAAACAAAAACAATTTACAAAAATTATCTTTAGAACAAATAGATTCAAGAGCACAGTTATTTGCTTTAGAAGAGCATAACAGAATATTATACAACTTATCGCAAAAAGGTTTAGTCGCAGATAGTTTACGATTTGTATTTCCATTCTTTGAAGCATATAAAGAGGTTTTGACATCTTGGGGTAAAGCATTAGCTATAAATCCAAAGTATGCACATAGAGCAGAAATGGCTATAACTGCTGGTAGAAGAAGTGGCATTATATACAAAGACCCATTATCAGATGAAGATATGATGTCTTTCCCACTTCCTGACTTTTTATCTAACAGATTGTTAGGTGGTAATGAAGGAGAAAAACTAAGAGCAGATGTACAGATACCTTTAAGTGGTTTAAACCTAGTTTCTGTTTCATTGTTACCTGGTATTGGACCAGTACTTGCTGTACCTATAGGTGGAGTTAGTAAAAAGGTTAGAGAAACAATAGGAAGAGATATGTTTAGAACTATATTTCCATTTGGTACGCCTATTGAAGAAGTAGCAGATTTAAGTAATCCTACTTGGTTTGCAGAAGTAATACTTCCAAGTTATCTTAAATCAGCTATTGCTGCATTAAATGTTACAAAAGAAAGTCCAGAAAGTTTTATATCACAAGATGCTATTGCATCAAGACTTAACGATAGTGCAAAAGTTATAGGATTATCAAAAGTAAGACCAATGCAAAACAAAGAAGATTTAGCTGCATTTGATGATGCAGTTATAGAAAATACTAAATTTAGATTGATGCTAGAAGCAGGACTAAAATTCATATCACCTGCACCTCCAAGAATATTATTTAGTGCAGAAGTTAAAAAAGATAATGCTATGCAATTATTAGAAGCAGTTGTTGGTGATACAGATTTAGGAAAAATATCTGTAGAAGAAAGAAAAACAATGGTTTCTTTTGGTGTTCTTACTGCTTTTTATTCACAACTACAACAAGAGTATAAAGAAAAATATGGAATAGAAGAAGGCGAAGAACTTGCTTGGCTAGTATTTAACAGAATGATTGGTACTGACAAATCAGGACAATATAACATTTTTGGTAATGCTTTGCTTAAAAAGGGTAAATACCAACAAACAGAAGGTAAACAAGCTAGGTTTGAAAATGAAGTTAAATTTAAAGATGAAAACAAAGAATTACTTTCTAAATATCCATTAACTGGTATATATTTAACACCTGAAATAGATGATGAGGGTGACCTAGATGATACAGCATTTTTTGAATCTTTAGAAAATGATTCTATAGAAGCTATTGACCCATTGATATTTACTATAGAAGCACAAGAGTTTTTGTACTCTATGACTACAGATGTACAACTAAAACAACTTAGAGGTGACAATTCTGTTGAAGCAAGGAAACTAAAAAGACAAATCAAGAATGATGCAGCAGAAATGTTCCCATTAGGTGTACCTGGTGATAAAGGTATAAACTTTGATGTTGTTGCAGATAGAGAAGTAAGACCTAAAAAACCATCTGATTTTACTGCAAAAATAAATGAACTAAAAGAAATGGCTATGGATAAGTCACTAGTAGATGTATCTGACCAATGGACAGCTATAAATAACTATATGGCACTTAGAGAGTTAGTTATTACTAAGATTGCTGATAGCGAAGATTATGTATATCCAGATGATATGATACTTTTAGAAAGAAAGCTAAAGACAGGTACTACAGATTTAAACCAAGTAATGAGAGAACAGCTAAGAAGTGCTGCACAGGAGATAGGACAGCAATACCCAGAATTTCTTGTTTTGTATGATGAACTGTTGAAATATGAGATACAATTTAATAAGGAAGATTAATTATGGAAGAAAACGAAAATAAAGATAACGAGATAATATTTGAAGAAGCAGAGGATTTATTAAACTCTAAACCTTTAATACAAGCTGAAGACCCAGATGGTAACATTATTCCTCGTGCTACTTATATTACAGAATATACACCAACACCAACAGATAAAACACTTACACCATTTGGTTTGTCAAAATATACACAAGTTGGTAACACACAGGAATCTACTTATGATTTTTTCTTAAATAATTTTGGTATTTCTTTATATATGCCAGGTGATGATACTGAAGAATTAAATAAAATTAAAACTAGAAAAGGAATAGAAACACTACAAACACAATTAGAAGATGCTGGTTTATTAAAAGATGGAAGTTATACCAAAGGATTTGTTGACACTTCTACAAGAAAAGGTTTTCAAGCATTATTAGGTGATGCTAACTCTGCAGGTAAAGATTGGAAATCAACACTTAATTTTATACTTACAAACCCTAAATACGATACATCAGACTTGCCTGACAAGTTAGAACTAGATTATGCAGACCTCACAAATCAAGTATTAAATACAGTTAAGTCTGTTGTTGGTAGAGCACCTACAGACAATGAGCTAGAAATACTTACAGGAATACTTGCTGATTTTAAACAAGAACAGTTTGAAGGTGAACTAACAAATGCAGAGATTGCAGCACAACCCCAATACAAAAGAGAAACTTTAGAGTTGTCATCAACTGGAGGTCCAACAGTAACAGTACCAACAGGTGTATTACAAAAAACAGAATTAGAAGGTTTTGTTACACCAAGTAATGCTGAAGCAAAGTTTCAATCAAAAGTAAACGAATTATTTAAACCTGAAATGGATTTCAACCAACGAAGGGAACAAACAAGAAATGTTGCCAACATTATTAAGTCTAGCGTTGCTGGGCTTAGGAGCATTGGTGGCTGAAAATCCTTATGATGTAG